GAAGCTCCTAAGCTAGACAAGCAGCTCCTCGGATGGTTAGAAGACGAACGGCAAGAAAAGCCGGTCTTTCCAGATTGGTTAGAACCTCTCTGGTTGCTCTTCCAGGCACAACGCCGGGCAGAGGATCTGAAACATCTAAGGCAGTTGCTTGTATTCTGCTATAAGGCCGAGTTTGAACCCACTAATGAACAACGAGAAGCTGCTGTAGAGCAGTTTCTTGAAGTCGACCAGGCAGTAGGAATTTGGAATGAAGCTTTTAGAGCTAATTCTTCTGACCCACTGTTTAGGACGGCTCGTCAACTGGTCTCTTCGGTAATTTACCGAATGGACTGGTCCGATATTACTCCCTCACATGGTCCTGGCGCGGTTTTTCCGCGTAGGTCACCGGTGAATAAGAGTAAGTTCAGCGTCATATATCCACGGCTCGATGCTTGCTACCCTTATGCTGACTACTTCTGTGGTCTCCCATCATTTTGGTGGGAGGTCATAGTCGATCAGCAGGAGTTGCTAGTAGAGGATGAGTGTATATATTGCAACCTTGCTATGGTTCCGAAAGACTCCCGCGGTCCACGCTTAATATGCGTGCATCCCGCGGAGGCGATTTGGATCCAGCAGGGTCAACGACGAATACTCGAACGCGCTATCCGCCAGAGTCGTCTCACATCAAGGTATCTAAACTTTGATGATCAGACGATTAATGGAGATCTCGCGCTCGAATCCTCCAAGTCCAAGGAGTTTGTAACCTTAGACCTAAAGGAGGCCAGTGATAGGCTTTCATGCGATCTCGTGCAGTACCTTTTTGGGAACCACGCTTATCGTTATATGGATGCTACACGGGCTGCGTTCGTTGTATTGCCAGACGGACGTGTTCACAAGCTAGAAAAATTCGCGCCCATGGGGAACTGTTTAACATTCCCTGTGCAATCGCTAGTTTTCTGGGCTTTGGTTCAAGCGGGAATACAATGTAAGTACGGCGTGAGCCGTGCTGAAGTGTATGTCTTCGGAGACGATATCATATATCCTTCAAAGTACCATAACGGTGCGTTGAATGGTCTTATCCGTGGCGGCTTAGTGCCGAACATGGGTAAGACCTTTAGACGTGGCTCCTTTAGGGAGTCATGTGGTGTCGATGCCTTTAATGGTGTCAACATCACTCCGTTTAGGATGAAGGTAGCTAGTATCGCCTCTTATTCAGATGTTCAGTCCGTTTGTACGCTTGCTAAACGCTTGCGTATGGGCGAATATGAACATTGCTCTGCGTACCTGTACAAGAAGGCCCGGGAGTACATGGGAAAATTGCCTCTTGGCAACAACCCACAGACTCAAGGGATCTTCGAATACACTAACGCTGCCAGAGACTGCTTCCTACACGGGAACGTCCGATTCAATCGGAAGTACCAACGGTGGGAAACGCCTCTGGTCTTGCTCCTAGCCTCTTTTGAGAGGCAGGGAAAAGATGAATGGTATCATCTGCAAGATTCACTGCTCCACCTAACTCGAATGAGTGAGGAGAATAGTGATCGTAGAGCGGAATACCCGATTCCATATCGGGAACGG